TAGTCGCGCACCCGCCATTCCGCGATGCTCGCGGCAGGCGTGCCGCGCTCCCCACGCGGGCCTATCTCGCCCCGCTTGCCGCGCTCGCCTGCCTTTGACCCTAGTGCCCAGCCCTCGCCGGGAAGCGGCCCCGGCGCATCGCACTTTGCCCGCCACTCGGCGCCGTGCAGGCTCACCAAATCGTACCTGCGGTATTCGCGCTCCGGGTCGAACAGGCCGCACACCTCGCCGACATACGGCACCTCTCCGGGCGCACCGGGAGGCCCGGCAATGCCCTGTTCGCCCTGCGGCCCCATGACAGCCTCGCCCGGTTCCCCACGCTCTCCACGCTCGCCCTGCGGACCCGGCGGCCCGTCCTTGACCGTCGCGAGCTTCTCGGCGACGGCACGCTCGACCCGCAGCTCGAACTCGGCCTGCCCCGCGCGCAGCCGCTCGGCCTCCAGCGCAAAGCGCAACATCAGGTCGCGCTCGATGCGGGCGACCTGTGTACCGAGTTCACCGCCAAGCGCGACAGCCAACTCATCAAGCGGTGCCGGCATGAATCATTCTCCGCATCTCGGCGATGCTGGCCGCCTTTGTCGCTGCGGTGTCCTGCGACTCGTTGGTGTTGGCAGCCGGCGCATCCGGCCCCGCCGGTGCGGCCGGCGCGTCGGGGCGCGGCGAACTCGGCGGCGGTTGCGACCAGGCTTCCAACGGCACGACCTGTTGCTGCACGCGAGGCGAGTCGCCATCCTCAACCGCCGGCAGATCCTCCAGCGCGCGGGCTTCGTTCGGCGAATAGATCCCGCCCTGCACCGCCTGCGCCAGCGCCGCGACGCGGTCTTTCTGGTTGGATCGCAGCAAGACCGCGGTGTCGAACTCCAGATATTCGTTCGGATATCCCGCCAAGCCGAAGAACCGCCCGATGCCGTCCTCGACGTGGTTGAGCGCGAAACCCAACGCGCCCGATACCCAGAAGCGCATCTGGTCTTCGCCGCCCGCCTGCATCTGTGCGCCCCAGAGCGACAAGAGCGGCAGCGGAATGCGGTACGCGGTGGCGATACGCCCGTCCGCGATCTGTAAGAGTTCGGCAAGCTGGGCATCGCGCGACGTCGATGAGACTTGCTGCCACTTCAGCCCAGACGACAGGATCGGTGTGCCGCCGGCATTGGCGCCGGTCGTCCGGTCGAGCCACGCCTGGCGGATCTCGGCCGTCTGCCAGCTTTCGAGTTGCTGGTCGGTGGTAAGGACGCCGGAGGGTTTGGCGGCGTTCTGCGCGAAATCGAGCGCCTGGCGCACCATCGAGTTGCTGGCCGCGATATCGAGCATCGCGTTGGTTAGGGGCGGCACGCCTTTGAGCGGATCGCCGTCGCGCGCATCGAGTTTGATGTGCAGCACATCGCGCGCCGGCACCGCCTTGGCCGCTTCCTTGGTCAGGAGCCGCTCGACCACCGGGTTGCCGGCGATCGAATAGAAGATTTCGCCGTTGCCGGCGACCCAGGCGCCGCAAGAGGGGCTGCTCATCAGGTGCAGCTCGGCTACCTCATAGCGGTTGTTGCGCGTCGCGAACGCGTAAGCATTGCCGTCGCTGTAAAGCGCGCCGACCAAATTGAGGACGAAGTCCGACCCGCTCTGATAAGCGTTCGGCTTGACCATCACCCGCGCCAACGCCGAGTTCGTGACCCGCTCGCGCCCCCCGTCGCCGGTCGAGCGCCAATGGGCCGGCGGGCACATGGCCGCGGTTTGGCTGTAGCAGGCGATGCACGAATGCACGATGGCACCGCCGCCGACCCGCATCGGGTCGTAGCCCATCTGCCAGAAGTTCGCCGGCCACGACGGCGGGATATAGCCCCCGGTCGCCAGCGTGACCGGCGCGGCTTTCGTTCGTGGGCGCAGGATGCGCTGCAGCATCCCGCCCCAGGATTGCGCCATGCTACCGCTTGTCGCTGTCCGGCGGCCTCGGCACGTTTCGCTCTGCCGGGCGCTGTTCGGGCTGTGGCCGGTGTGCCGCGGGTCCGCCCGGTGCCTGCGTCCTCGCCTCTCTCCGCTCGACCGGCTCCATTCTACCTTCGCCGGAGACGAGGTATTCCTGCTGTGCGGCCACGGTCGGCATCTCCAGCGCCGCCCCCTGGCTCTTCTCGTCCGGGTGCAGGAGTCCCAGCTTCGCCAGGTCGTTCTCTTCCTGCGTCGGCGTCGGCGTCTGGCTTTCCGTCACCCGCAGCGTCAAGTTCGTCAGTGCCGCCCGCCGCTCCTTCTGCTGGTCGTATTCGGACCTTGCGGCTTGCTGCTGTTCCGTCAGTGTCGTTTGCATCCATGCCCTCCTTTGTGACGAGCCGCCGAGCGAGGCGTCTGCCCGGCGTCCGCCATCCGTATCTGCGTTGCATGCCTATAAGAGCCGCCCTTGTTCCCGCGCGAATTGAATCGGGTCTTTCGCGCCTTTTGACTGATTGCACGGCGCGCAAAGGTACTGGAGGTTTTCCTTGTCGTTCGATCCGCCTCGCGCCAGCGGGATGATGTGGTCGAGGTGACGCTTCACCTTGCGGAGATCCGCCTTGCAATAGGCGCAGCGATGGGTTTGTGCGGCCAGCAGCATTCTGAGATCCGCTGCTGTATGTGTTCCTGGCGCGCCTTTTTGCAGGGCACGGCGGCGTGCCTTAAGTGCTTTGAATAACTCTTTGTTGGTATGATAATATAACTCTCGCAGTGCCGCGGCTTCAGGTGTTGTGCGATATCGGGCCCAGGATTCACGAGTCTTGTCGCGATTTGCTTGTTTCCATTTCCTGGAAAGGAGATTATGCCTGTCTTTATTATGTTTATGCCACGCTCTCGCTTTACCTTTATCGTATATGCAAACAACGCATTCGAGATTACTGACGTAGCGTTCGGCGACGTGGCCTCGCTTGCACGCTTTGCCGGTAAAATATCTCTTGCTCCCTTGCGCCCTAGCTTCGGCGCGCGTAATGATGGCGTCAGCCATTGGCCGCTCCTACACAGCAGTTGATGGTTAGGAGCGGGTTGCTGCATCAACAACAGCCCGCTCCGACTTGCGGCGTTCTTATATCACCAGGTTACCCCGGTTACCCATGCCACCGAGCCGGTGCGCAAGAGCGCCCAGTTCATCGGCAGGATCATGCGAAGCGCCAGGCTGTCGGTCTGAAAAAGCGAGCGGCTTGGACTTGCCACAACCCCTGATCCCTGAGCACCTGTTACCAACTGAAGGGGACTCGTATCTTCGAAGTGCAAAGTCGCCTGGTCGCTTACATCGAACCTGGGGGTGTTGCCCTGCACCACCATCAGATCGTCGGCATTGATGATAATCATCATTCCGGCCGGGACGGTGGACGAGACGACGACCGGATAGCCGAGCATGCGATTGCCGTTGATTTCGGCCTGGAACGGGAAATCGCCGCCGGCATTCTGTGTCAGCGATATCGCGATCTGCTGCACCGGGTGCATGATCCACACCGGATTGCGCAACGCATTGACCGCGGCGAGTGCGCCGACCAACGCCTTGACATCGCCCACCAGCGCGGCAAACCCGCCGCCTGCTGTCGGTGTCAAACCGGCAACGCCCGCCCTGATCCCGGCCGGGCGGATCGAGGTCGCAGCGACGTTGTCGATAAACACGGTGTCGACGGCGATGCCGGTGTCGTCGATGATGAGCTGCCGCAGGATCATCTCGATTTCCGGCGTCGAGTGCTCGGCGATCTCGCGCGTGTACGATGTGATGACCGCGAGCTTCTTCAACCCGATCGTCACCGTCGTGAACGCCGCCTGCCGGACGGGTATGGCGCTGCCTTCTAGGACGAAAGAACCGGCAACCGTAGGTGTCGACGCCCGCGTCGGCATGCTGATCTGAGCGTACCGACCGAGCGTGATCTGCATCCCGCGCGATGCCACCGGCTGAAAGATGCTGCCGGCCATGATCTGGGCGACGAACTCGCCCTGCCCGGTGACGGCCAACTCGGCCGCCCAACCCGCAGTTGTGGTCGTGGCCGGTGCGGTGGCGGCCCGCGTGTACCAATCGTGGACGCCGCGCGTGGCCTCGAAATCGCCGTGCGAGCCGTAGTGCTCCTCGAGGACAACCTCGGCCGGGCGCTTGGTCACAAAAGCCAATGTCTTGGCGAGGAAGTGCCGGAGCACATAGTCGCCCGGTTCGGTCGTCTTGCGCTTCGGTTGTGCCCAGGCTTTCGGCGCCGACGCCGGCAACGGCTGTGCCGGCGCGTAAACCGTGATCCGCTCTTTCGGCACGGTGATCGGCGCGTTCTCGCCGAGTGCCTTCTCGGCTTCGGTCCAGGCGAAAATCTTGCCCTTGACCTCGCCGATCTTC